TCAACACATTTAATTACTATTGACAATGATTTTGATTACTTAAAGTTTGCTCCTATCGTGCTGCATTAAAATATCTCGCCGGATCCGACCGGTTAGGTGTAATTCTGCGGCTTCCCCTCTGTTTTTCTGAATGCTCAGCTTAGCTTGCTACCGATGCCGATGTAGTTTTCTTTCTGTTGTCATGTCGTCAGTAGCACCGCTTTTCTCGTTCAGCCAATCACAATATTTCTGACAATCTTCTTTTGTCTTAAAATATAAACCTCTGGAATACTGACCATATGTTTCATACAACTCGTCAAAATTGTCTTTACTTTCATATACATGGTTTTCTACATCGCTACTTTCGTATGTGTATCCATCGTAATCATCAGAATAGGTTTTGTATCTCTCGAACCAGAACAGCATTGGCTTTTCGCCGCGATACCTATTTCTTCTGAATTCAACGAGACGAAATTCCTGTGGTGAAAACCTCAAAAACGTCTTTGCGCATTCACAATCTTCTATATAATCTTTTCCACTTGGAGAAGAAAAATGAATATATCTATCATCGTCACATTTGTTGCATTTCTTACCATAAACATGATTGTAGTCTGGTTTATACATAATCACGTTCATCCCGGTTTCCTCAAATAATGTTTCAAGTCTTTTTGATGCTGCTTTAGACTCGCATTCTCTGATTTTATATCCTAATTCACGTTTCTTATCTTCGTACTCTTTTACTAAGTTGTCCCAATTACGTTTGATTTTCTGTAACGATTCATTCTCTTTTCTGAGTTTTTCAATCTCATTCTTAGTTTCTTCTTTTATCGACTGTCTGAGATAATCTTTAAACTCTTCTACTTTTTCATCAAACTCACTTGGCTCATAATAATCTTCACAATAGTAATAACTCAAATCGGTATCTCCTTTCTATGATAAAATATTAGTTTAGCTATGCAATCCACGCTTCCACAGGAAGCGCATCGGTGTACCGTTCCCACTCTCGCGATTCCTTACTCCATACTTCCCTGCTCCACCCATCTTTGCTGGCAGCTTCATATAGCTTTTCGATTTCCTTCACCGCCTGCAAATATCCGGTATTCTGGTCGCGCAGTATATCAATCGCCGCTTTCAAGCTGTCATATCTGTTCCTTAGCCCGATATATGCCTGATATATCTTAAAACACTGTCTTGCCGCGGCAATAAACTCATCCTTCGTCATACTCTTCAATTTTTTCTTTGCTTCATCTTCCGCCCATGAATCAGGACAGGAGATTCCAAAATAGTCTTGCTCATAAGCATCGTATCCAAGAAGTCCACCATATGACTCCCCAGCTCCCACAGCCACAAAGAAGAGATCAAAGCATTCCGGCACCCACTCTTCTTGTAGATCGTTCATCATCTGATCGCATTCCGCGCACAAATCACCAAAAGCCATTTTAAATTCATAGGCTTCTTCTTCATCTCCAGCAAGTGCATTGATAAGAGAGTCCGAACCATCTTCCGAATCCGTATACCATCTGACATTCTCACATTCTTCCTGAATCTCCCAAAGGTCATCCGTTATCTTATCCAGATTCAGTTCCTTCGCGATCGGCTTCTTATATCGGAGATTCCTGGCTTTTTGCCGCCGTGTTTCCTCTGCATCTATCACGCTATTCCTCCTTTAAATCCTCACTGATTTCCGCAACTCCAGAAGTTCTCTCGATCACGCAAATTTCAGTTGATTTTCTGAACAATCCAGAACAAGATTTTTTGCCCGCCTTCCAACAATTAGATCCGAACAATTTGACCTTACCAATGCTTCCGCCATGATCGGAACCACGCTGTTTCCAATCCTTGCGACTTGCTCTTTAATCGGATATGGTTTCCAATCAATATCGCGGTTGATTATATAATCATCCGGGAAGCCCTGCATTCGCTTCAGCTCTTCCGGCTTCAACATACGCAAAAAAATGTCTTTGATTATATATTTCTCTCCATCAATATCCAAAACCACGTTCACAAGTCCGAATCGGTCTTTTGTCGTAATTGTATCTAATGGTCTATCTATTGTCTGGCAGCCCCCGCCAGAACCATAATACTTAATCAGAAATGCGCTAACTAATCCGAAATGCCCTGGCGATGTCGTTATCGTGTGCAATGGTTCATCACATCCTTGCCCAATGCCGCTCTTGTAAAACTTTGTAATAAACGCTGTGACAAGTCCGTATCGGTTACTGGTATCTATAGTCTTGATCGGATCTGATAACAACTGTCCTCTGGCATCCCCAGCCTTTTGCTCCCCGTGATACTGGATGATAAATGCCGCCGCTCTTTTGTCCTGAACTATGTATGGCTTACTTTCCAGGATGTACTTTCTAATTCCGTTTGCAATCCGTTTCTGCGTGGCCTCTGCCAGCGGTTTGGGTCTATCAAATATAGATTTTCCCAAATCAGACCAGTCGATGTACTTGCCACATTGCTTCCACTTTGGCTCCGAATCTTTAAAGTGTGTTTGCTCCGGCCAGATAATATCTTTCCCATCTCTTCTGAAGATTGCATACCAGCGTTTCCGCGTTGTCGGTGCTCCGTAATCAGCAGCCACCAGTTCCCTACTATCGAATATGTAACCCAATCCCTTCATGGCAGATATAAATTTCTTGTAATCCTCGCCCAGGCGCTCCTTAATCGTATGCCCGTTTTCATCCAGAGGTCCCCATTGCTGAATCTCTTCCACGTTTTCCATGATAATCACATCAGGCAAGATTGCTTTTGCGTGCTTGTATACCGCCCACGGAAGGATTCTCAGCCCACTTTTTCGGGGCTGTCCTCCTTTTGCCTTACTATGGCTTGTGCAATCTGGCGATGCCCACATTAGCGCAACATGACGCCCTTTTACGCATCTTTGCAGGTCAACCTTAAAAATGTCCTCTGTCAGATGCAGCGTGTCCGGATGGTTGACTTTGTGCATGCGGATTGCCTGTGGATCATGGTTGATTGCAATATCAACCGGTATCCCCAATGCCATCTCAATTCCCACACTTGCTCCGCCGCCTCCTGCGAAACAATCTATTATCAAATCCCTCATAGCCGGCTATCCCCCAGAAACGTGCTTGCCATCTGCTCCTGCCAGCCGCCGGATGGGTTGTCCTGCTCTGGTACTGGCGTGTATGGAGCGGGAGAATTAGAAGGTTGCCATGCCGTCACATCATCTACTTGCAAAATTCCGAAACTAAGCAAAAAAACACTTCTTTCGCAAATCCCATATGACTCATGATACATCGCCAGGCAAACGCTACCCGTTTTTGTGCTTACCCACACCTCCTGTTCGTCTTTCGGCAGCCGCTCCGTCACAGGAATCCAGCGATGCTTGTCCCGCTCGTCATGCAGTTTTTTCAGTAGCTTATAACTATGTGTCTTTTCAAAATCATTAAGTCTCTCCACATCTTCCGGATTCATCCCTGTGTCCTCGTACTCCATCAGCTTCCAGAGTGCTCCATACAGCTTTTCCCACAGTCCTCCCGTAATAACCTGCCCCTCATGGAGCTGCGCCCAACGGACACCTTTCAGATGCCAATTTCCCTGGTCGTCTTTTTCTGTCAGTCTATTCATATCATCCTCCAAATTTATGCTGCAGATTCACTCCCGCCTCCGTTCGGCAGGCTGCAACCAACTTCTTTCTGTCAAAATTATATTCCGTCTCGATCTCATAGATCTGCCCCATCAGCCGCACAAGCCTGTCTTTCCCGAAACCATATTTGCGATGCAGGGAAAGAAACAGGCACGCCATCAGCATTGCGTCGATCCATTTCTTCTGGCGCTGTCTCATGTAGATCATCTGTGCAACGGACATCTGTCCCATGTCGATCTGTGCATTGAGATACGCCAACTCCCTCCAGCCTTTGTCCATGTTTGGAATCCTCAGTTCAATACCCGATTCATTTTCCAGCATCTGGATCATACTGATCTGGTTTGTGGCTCCGCATTCATTCCACGTCTCAAGCGTTTTATCAAAAATCCTTCGGATCCGTTCTGGCCCCCATCCTTTATCCCAGTACCGGGCAAAGGCGATTGCTGCCGCACTGTAAATCAGATCGACCTGCTTACGCATCTCCTGATTCAGCTCACGGTTTACTCTTTTCAGTACGTCCATCCTCGTGCTCCTTCCTGGCCGGCTTTCCGCAGCTGGTCGCATCCTGCATTTCCACGATCGTCTCTCCAATCTTGTACAGCACCGCCGCGCCGATGCCGATCAGAGTAAGCAGCCCTAAAATAAACAATGCGGTTTTCATCCTTGCCTCTCCTTTCCTTTCGCCATCTGTTCTTGATGCTCATCTTCCAGCCGTGCGATCAGCGCCATGCAAAGCTTACGGACAAATACTGTTGACCCGTATTTTTTTGCAAAGAGATCCATCTCCCGCAGCGCCTCGTCCCACCACTCATCATTCTGTTCCGGGATCCAGTATTTCTGACACAGCCCCCAGAACTCCATGAACATCATCCATTCCTCTGATCCTTTTTGAAATTTTACACTCGCCATATCATGTAAACGGGCACTCTTCCGCTGGCTCCTGCCATTCCCCGGCATCCCGAAACCTCATCTGGTCGCCGTCAAAGCGTAGCTCCGTCTTACCCGTTTCCCCCTGTCTGTTTTTCTCGATCTTGCAGCCTTTTTTCGACCGGTCATCCTCCGACATATTCCAAAGTAGAATAATTACGCTTGCGTCCTGCTCAATGTCGCCGGATTCCCTCAGCTCCGACATGGATGGCTCCCTTGTCTCCCGCCCCTCCGACGCACGGTTGAGCTGCGACAACAGGATGATCGGGATCTGCAGCTCCATTGCCAGAGCCTTGATTGCCTTGCTGATCGCACCGACTTCCGCCACGCGGTTGCCCCTATAAAAGGTATCTGACCGGATCAGCTGCAGGTAATCAATCACGATTACATCAAAACCCATGTGCCGGCTTTCTGCCCGGATCTCACTGACCGTCTTTGCACCGGTTGAAATGACGATGTTCGAACGTCCTGCCAACGCGTCATTTGCCTTTTTAAAGCGTTTTTCTTCGTCGCCTAAGAACTTTACGGCTCTGCGGATTCTTGTCAATCCCAAGCCGCTCTGCGAAGCCACGAAGCGCTCATACAGCTGCTTGTCCGACATTTCCAGATTGTAAAAGCCGATTTTCTTTCCCTGCTCCGCCAGGTTCGTAGTGATCTGCGTGACAAGTGCCGATTTTCCGACCGCCGGCCGCGCACCAATCACGATCACGTCCCCGCCTTCCAGCCCGCCGATCATATCATCCAGATGTGGCATTCCTACTTTTATACCGCCCGGATGCTCACAAAAATAACTGTTTTGATACTCTGCCGCGATCTGTGCCAGCGTCTTAGCTTTCGCCGCCTTATCATCCCGCAGCGCTTCCAGATCCGTCAGCAGCTTCCCGATCTGGTCATTGACACCCGCCGCCGTGACCCTTGTTGCTGCCAGCAGTTTTCCGACCTGCGCCGCCTTGTAATCGTCCCGCACAGCCTCCGCATAGCTTTTGACCTGGGCTGATGTAACCGTCACGCTGACGCATTCTTTCAGCGCTTCCGCAACCACGCTTCCCGGGTATTTATCGCCGCCCAGCCGCTCCCGAACTGTTACCAGATTTACGGTGTATCCGTTTTCGTATCCCCGCAGGTACTCCAGATACACGCGCCCCAGCAGCTCTGCGGTAAACATTTCCGGTTCAAGGATCGTCGCAACCCGCTCTATCGCATCCCCGTCCATCAGCAAGGAGCCGACAACATTCTGCTCTGCAAAATAACTCATACGCCTATCCTTTCCAGAAATTCATTCAACGGCATCGGCAGCTCTTCTCTGTCAAGTTCGCAGGCTTGCACATATGCGATAACAGTGCTTTTGATTCTTGCCACTTCGTTCCACCTTTCTTCCGGCGACATGTCCCTGACCTTATCAACAAATCTTTTAAACGCTTCATTTCTTCGGCCCATATCATATTCCGGATAGTAGTTGGCGAACCGGTCAAACAGCTCCCTTGTGCTTACCTTCCTTACAGTCTTCCCCGCGGCTTCCCTCAGTTCTGCGATTGTCGGAAAAAAGCGGTTGTCTCTGATATGTCTTATTACTGCCTGGTCAAGATCCTCTGCTTTCAAATCACTCAGACCCCTGTACCATATTCTGAGAAATTCCAGCCTCTTTTCATAGTCCATTTTCTCAAAACGCGCTGGGTACGCTGCTTCCAGCATATCTATGATTTTTGTAAATTCATTCCTGTTCATGTGGTTTCCTCCAAAAACCTATTGACCGGCGACTGAGACGCTTTCCGGCTGCCGCCCCTGTCCTGCTCCTTTGCCAGCCACGCATTGACAAATCGCATGATTCCTCGCCGCGTCTTTCGTTTTGCCGGATTGCCCTCGCACCAGCCTTTCATCTTCCGCAGCTCCGTCATGACATCAACAGCGGGATACAGCTCCTTCCAATGGTCAACCTCATCCTGTGTGATCCCATAATCCGTATTATCATTCAGCGGCAGCGTGATAACCGGCGGCGCGGATGCCGGTTTTTCCGGCTCCGTGCAAGTATCGTTAGATACTATATCTGTGCTTATATCTGTGCTTATATCTGGTATAGGTTGGACATTTTGGGCATTTTGATTTTCCATTTTGGGCTCTTCCATTTTCCCTTTTGACAAATCCATTTTTCCATTTTGCAAAACCGATTCGCCGGCTTCTGTCAATGCATACCACATCGTCCGGTCATAAGCGCTTTTATTGTAATTGCCAAACAGCACAAGCCCCTCTTCTTTCAGGTGATGCAGCGCCCTTGAAATACTTTTCGGGGACAAATATGGGAATAATTCAGCTAGTGCCTTTGTGCTGCTGTAAGTCCAGTAATAGCCATCAAAAAAATTTGTTTTGTCTGCTTTGTTTTTCGCAATCCAAAAGTTCAGATGCTCCAGAAGGATAGCCTCTGTTATACCGTACTGAGTAGCTATTTCAACATTAAAACTATGATTCATGATATACCCCGCTCGCATTTCTTGTTTATTCAACAGGTGCTTTTTCTTTTGATTGGGGATGCGCCGTTTTCCCCCGGCGCTGGGGTAACAGGAGGTAGCCTGTCATGCCCGTGATATATATCCCCTCATTTACAAGTACAAATTAGTAGTTTCTTTCGCGCTTATTGCGCCGGTGTTTCAACCGTTTTTACTTCTTCTATTTCCACGCGGATATATGGCTCTCCGTCCGTGTAAATGAAGTCGTGTGTAAAGTTTAGTACGTGTTTCGGGTCGTCATCTGGAATCACGCCGCAGTCCCGCAACGCATCTTCTATGAACTTGTCAGCCAGCCCGAATATGTTCCCTCTGTCCCGCTTTTCGCCTTTTTTCGGCTCTGCAAAGGTATAATGCAGGATCACCGGCGCTGATGCTTTCCAACGCTTCAAATCGCGCCGTATCGCGTTCGTGGCAATCATGACATATTGCCGCTTCAATCGCCCGCCTGCTTTCGGGTTCCTCCCGACTTCTGCAAGGTAATTGTTTAAGCTGGGGAAAGTCTTGTCTCCGAAAAATCTGCCTTTAATCGTGAACCCCTTCATAAGAACGACCTCCCGTATCTTTTCCGGAACGCTTCCCGTGCTGCATCCTTGTCCATGCCTTCCGCACAGCGGTCACGCTCGTATGACACCTGAGCCAGCATTTCAAGTAGCACCCTCATTTCTTTACACTGGTGTGCGCTGATCTTCCCAGCGGTATGATGTTCCTTCGTCAGCGGAACCCACAGCCCATCTTCATCCGCCTTTGCCCGATCCGGGCCCATCAGGCAGTGATGACGCTCTACATTCGGCTTTCCGTCTATCAGGTCATATCCCGAATACCTCATGTTGATTATGATTGAATCTTTCATACGTCCACCAACAGCTCACTCGACCAGATTGAATGCGTCAGCACTTTCGTATGTTTGCAGTAATCACACCGCTCGCATCTGACTGGCTCATATTCCCCATTTTTTAACGCAAGGATATGCGAAACGTTCTTTTCCACTTCCGACAGTGCTTCATCCATCAGCGCTTGTTCCACCTGAATCACTTCAATATCTGGATATTCTTCTTTGGATGCAGCAGCAATCTTAAACGGCAACTTCTTCCCGGTGTTAATCTCCACGATTTTCTGATATACTGCGCCCTGGATGTCGTACCCCCAATATCGGATAAAGTCCAGATATCCAAAATCTTTCAAAAAATTTGCTTCTCTCAGGTTTTTCATACATTTCAAATCAACGATCAGCACATCGGGGAAATAGCTGTCCATCTTAATCTTCCACTTAGCTCCAAACAGCTCCCCTGTCATAATGACCTGTTTTTCCCCCGCCATATGGCGCATGAAGTATTCATCCCGTTCTATACGGTTTATGACTTCTTCTGCCCGGCGGTACTCTGCTTTTAAAGCACCTTGTTTTGTAAAGATATCAGGGTTCTGTGCTTTGAACAGGTCAAGCGTCCCTTCAAAATGTGCGTCTACATAAGAGCCAACCATCAGGGATGTTGTTTTTTTCATCTCCCATTCCCCATTCAGACACGCCAGCGCTTCCGCTTCGCATCCTACACGCCCCAGCGTTCCCATAAACTTCTTATACTGGGAGACTGACAGGTATTCCCTGTCTGCCTCCTTTGAAAAATAATTCTCCGCAGTCAAGTTCATTTTGCGCCCTCCGATACATCTTTTTCATTTAACTCAGGAACGCCAAGCGGTTCGTCCACGACTTCCGTTTTAGGAAAATATGATTCTACAGTTGCCTGTCCATCCTTAATTGCCTTATATACACCCTGTAACAAAATAATATCTTCATTCCCATAAGTACCTGCCGGACGTCCAACATACTCCTCAACCCTATCTTTTGTTACCCCAAACTCAGCTTTGAATACTGAAAGCATTTGAGAAATCCTCTCCTGCATGGGCCTCCCGTCTCCGATTGACATCGTTTTCTTACACTCTTCCACTGCCATATCAACTACATCTCCCGGAATCACTCCTAAAATACATGCTCGCATCCGACGTGCCCCAAAATTCGCAGTTGCTTCGTAAATATCACGGCTATCCGTAAGTTTATATGAACCTTTTTTTGTGTCTCTTTTATGTTCTACCGTGAATACCTTTGTTACCCTCGTATTGGTTTCAAGGTCCCAAGCATATGCCATCATTTCCGAGGCGCCATCTTTCTGCTCCAGCTCAATGATTCCATAATCTATATTCCCCCATGTCTTAGCAAGTGTTTCAGCAAGTCTAATAGATGGGCCGGAAACCCGCTCCCCCCCACGGGGATAAGCGTATACAGCCTGTCCTGCAAGGCTTCTTCTCTGACACGCCCTTTTGATACGCTCGGCCGCCTCAAATTCATCACGCGGAAATTTTTTTGCGATTACCATCGCTGCCTGTACTTCCTGTGCTTGACGGTTAATCATCATCTGGTTATTTCCAGAAGGCGCAGGAGCCGTTCTCTGTTGTTCCATCAATTCATCCATAAATAAATCCTCCTTATAACTCATACACGGTCATTTCCGCATCATCCGTGGTCCTTGTGGCGATAAACTGCAATCCCTTTTCCCTGCACTTGTCATACAGTCGGTTTTTCCATTCCGTAGAAAGCTTCTCCACTCCATCAATCAGGATAATTCGCAGTCCTTTCGGGTTCTGGATTGCCACGTCGATACACAGATCCAGTTTTTCGCCATCCGACAGGTTTGACACCGGCAGCCCATTGATTAACGGAACACCATCTTTAACAGTCAGCCCAGCGATTGGGATTTTACACTCCTGAAGGATTTCGCCCGGAAGAGTGCGGGCTTTTTCGATTTTTCTGGTCAGCTCTTCTGCTTCTTCACTCAGATCCTCCACATCACTCTGCAAAGAGAGCATCCGCCGGTATTCATTGATGTGAGATTTCATTTTTTCAATCTCAGCAGCCTGCACTACCAGATCTGTCACATCCTGCGGTTCACGGTCGCGATATTCTCTATATGCTTCGATTTCTGCATCATACTTTGATACACTGGCTTCATATTCTTTGTCATACAGTGCCGCCTTATCAGCCAGTTTTTCATTCAGACCACTTTTCTCGGTCGTGAGAGCCGCAATCTGTTCCTGCATCCGAACAATATCCTTATCAATCTGAGCTCGGCGGTTCCCGATTTCCGTCGCAAGAGCAGCCTTTTTAATCTCGCGGTCGGCTTCGTACTTGCGTACTTTGTTGTCTCTGCTTTCCAGCAGGTTCTTCGCCGTCCGAATCAGCTCGTTATCCTTCCGGATACGCTCAATCTGCTGGTACAGTTCCCCAGCGCTGGCATTTTCCCACATATGAAGGTTGTAACCTTCGGGGATTGTCGCAGCAATTTCTTCGATAAAAGCCCGCTTGTTCCGAATGTCACGGTTCACATCCTGCCGGTGCGTGAAATACTCGCCCTTTTCGGACTGGATATCATTGAGGACTGAAAGAATGTTCTGGTCGTAATTGACCCATGCCGGAATCTCCCCGAACCATTCCTTAATCTTCATCACATCCCACGGATATTCAATCATGTCCAAGATGATTGCATTCTGCTGCTTCTCGGACATTTCCAGAAACTCTACTGGGTTGAGCTGCAATTCCGTGAAAATTTCCCGCAGAAATGCTTCCGGGCTTCCAACCTCCCGCCCATCCTGTTTTACGGATTTATAATCAACCTGATTTGTCCGCGCTTTACGGTTGATTCTAAGCCCTGTATCTGTCTCTATCAGGACCTCTCCCTCCGTTTCGCCATTTCTGACGATATACTTACGGTCTGATTTATTAGACAGCGCGTATTTAATCGCATCAATTACAGATGATTTCCCAACGCCATTGCGTCCTGTCAATTCCCTGTTCGCACCATCCGCTTCATATTCAGAAATACCAAACAGGTTTCTAATCCGAATCTTTGTTATTTTCATTGCTTCCCTTTCTCCCATGTTCTATCATAGACATGAGCTACATTTCGTAGTTTCTAATTCTTTGACGGTGCGAATGCTTTTGTCGGCGGCGCACCGTCTTTTTACTTTCCAACCAGATCATAAACAGCCCGCCGATTGCCATTACTGCCGGGATAATAAGATTCTGAGAATCCATTCCTCCGGCGCCGACCATAAAAAGTAGAAATCCGATCACGCCAATCATGACACACTCGCCTCATAAATTACTATGACTGCACTCGGCGCTACATGGTAAGGTGCGTCTGCGTTCTGCTTCGTCACATTTCGAAATGCCAGGTACCCACGCTTTACGATGCCCTCGAATACTGCAATCACGTCTCTATCTCCGGCATGGAAGACATAGGTTTTGCCTTCCTGCATCAACTTCCCATCTGTTGTATAGGCTTCGACTTTCTGAACTTTCGTCAGTTCCATCTTCTACTCCTTTCCCAAGTGCTTGTACAACTTGTGCCTGTAAATGTGATACGAGAATTTCTTCGCTGGGGGAATCGGCGGTATCACGCTGCCGATATCCCACAATCCTCGCTTCATGTGTTCACGGACGCTCTGAGGGTTACAGCCCAGTAAAGCAGCGGCATCTTCAACCGATACCCTTTCTTTTTCTGCTATTTCCATTCGTCCCTCCTGATTTTGAGAACAAATGCGATTTTCGCCGCCAGAAACCTGTTTTGAATCTTCACGTTCCCCATAAACTGGTAAACGCTGGATTCTGCATACCCTGTTTCCTGAGCAAGCTGTCTGGTGGTCATGTGACGTTCTTTCATCCGCTCCCGCACAACCTCCAAAAATCGCACCTTCTGCTTCTCCGTCATACGGAGTTCATACTGTTCCACGGCTATTCCCTTAGCAATCGGTTCACCGTAACGCCAAGAACCTTTGCAACAGACTGAACATTCCCCACTGACGGGCTAACTGACTTCCATTTACAAATAGAACCTTTAGCAATTCCTGCTTCACGCTCTACCTGTGAAATGGACATTTTCTTGCGTTTCGCAAGTTCTGAAACATTTTCGTAAATCAATCAAGCATCTCCCTTCGCTAATTTGTGTTGAAAATATTCAGCAAAATAATTGACGTGATGCGCAATATATTCTATAATCAGAATAACCACAAACTAATTATTAAAAATGTACTTCGCATACCGATTATTTTGCGTAATTTTTTCAACCGATATTTTCATTATACGTGATATTTTCGGTATGTCAATACATTTTGCGTAATTTTTTCAACTTTTCGTGAGGCATGTATGTTGACATGTCAACTACCCACGACCTAAAGGTCATGGGCTTGTAACTGCCCAGTCGTACTA